GCTTAACTTGCTTGGCCAAGGAATCGTTAGCTTCTATCATGGAGACAATAGTCCGGAATTGCTCGAAGCTTGTAGCCAAACGGTGAGCCGACGCAATTTGTAACGGCTCTTTAAAGAGATACAACCCGGCAAGGATTCGGATCAACATCATTGTAGATTTTCCGGATTGTCTCGAAACCACGGTCGTAACTATCGGGTGAGCCCACCTACCGTCCGGCCGAACTTTTAAAGCATGCTGAAAATAGAATTTCTGCCATGGCATAAGCTCGATAGACAATTCTTTAGCAAAATCGAAAACTTCCAATCCTCTAGACGGTAAATCATTAAGCGGCGTCGCGATTCTAGGCGTCGCGTGTCCAATAACCGGAGCTGATGACGGAATAAAAACCGATCTAGCCCGATCGAGCTCGATTATGTCCGCGTCATGACTAGTCGCGTCCGGCTTAGCCTTAGTCATGACTTACGCTCACGTTTTGGGGGGGATTTAGTCCATGGAGAGTCGGGGGTGTTCTAACCTGTTCAAAAAAAACGCCCCCCATGCGATTTCCGCGCGAATAATTACATTTTCTACAAGCCGGAAGTAAATTCTCCATGATGTCTAAGCCGCCTTTAGATCTTGGGATTATATGATCGACCGTCATTACTGAATCTTCTAATCCGCAGTAGCTACAAGCCCGACCATATTCTTTAAACACTTCTTCTCGAAGCTTTCGCCATTTACGAGAGTGAATAGAACTCATGCCCAGTTATGCTTTCGTAAGTGTTGAAGCATTAGACAAGCGTTCCCTTTATATCGATGTTTTATATACCGAAGTCCCCAATCGATTTGAGTATAAGGATCTAACGATCTAACCTTTATATTCTTGATTTGTGGTATTCCATAGACTTTATAGTTACCTGCTCTATTACCAATCGCTCTAGGATCCCACCGAGATTCGATAGTCCAAGCCGTCTCTAAACATATAAATTGTTTGAAATCAACAACTCGAGAATGAGCATAAAGTTTATAGTTATTAATATCTTTTAAATCAACCGCGTAAGCGTTAGACGTTAAAGCCCCGCTTAACAATAGAACCCCGGTAAGAGTAGCTCTCCGCGAGCTCCCCGCCTTAGCGGCTCTCGTCGAGAGAACGGATCGTAGTCCACGTGTCAAGCGATAGCAATAGTTACGCGTATTTGTCGGCGTGTTTCCACACGTGTTAATCATTTGTGGATAACTCATTAATCTAGATCCTTATCATCTATTAGAGCTATTCCCATAACCCCGCAACTACAACACTCGAGAACTTTTACATTAGGCGGCAAGGTATCTGTAACGATCCGGATTAAGTGCTTAGTCATCTTGGCACATTTACGGCATTTATAAGTTATCGAGACCATTCGACCCCCTTTAAGATTGAGTCCATGGGACGCAAGTTTATTTGGCTAACCCACCATGAGTTAGATTGATCCGATTTGAATCTACGCGTTTTAGCTACTGCTACCGGTATCCACCCGATAATCGTGTAATTAGGCGATTCTCCAACCACTAAGACGGCTAAATCGCTATCTCGGTCGCTTGGCTTGACGATTAAATGTCCGTCTCTCCAAGACGTGTGTTTAACCTCGATTCGAGATCCGACATCGGCCGAATTCTTGAACGTGTTAAGAGTCGGCTCGAAATCGGCAATACCCAAGTAGCGAGCTACCACCATTTCGGCTCCGATAGCTTCGGCATCCCGGGCTATTGATTTGGCTAGGTTTAGCTTTTGAATAGCCCCTTCCATGGGATTATCCATTTTGGCCGCTCTTGCGTAGGCAATAGCTAAAGCGTTAAATTCGTCATTTACGGTTATAGTTTTATTGACCACGAAAGCACCTATCGCATTGATAGATGAGCTCTAATCCATTGGCCTTAATAGAGTGTAGCTCTACTTTAGGTTTAATCGCTTGGCACGAGTCGCATTGATCGCATTGATCTAGCGGAATGATTTCGACGTATCCCATTAGTTCTCCCACACGGCTTTACATTGGAAATCGCGGTTTTTGCTAGGGCATGTCCAACCCTTGTAAGGCTTACCAGTTTTAGGGCTAATACCTTCTTTTCGGATCATGAATCCGTGCTGACATTCTTTATCGCCGGGTTGCCCGGTTACGATTGCCTCGGCCAATTCTTCGAGAGCTTCTCCCACGTTTTTAACTTCGCTTGGAATATAAACATCATCTAGAGACTTAGGGTAAGGAACTGCCGCTAACTTCTCGACTCGCTCCATGTCTTCATAACTTGGCCTATTTTCGCTAGGCGATAGAAGTTTAATCGCTCTCGAAATCGAGCTCGTTACTGTATCTTCCACAAACCATTTTTTCATATTTTCCGGGTAAAAGGCTACGTTCCCATAAGCGTAATCCACAACGGCCGGTAACGAATCGTTATGATCCCGGTAGATTTCTGTCTTTACGAATATGTAACCCTTAAGTAAATCTTTATCGTCGATTATTGGATTTATCCGACCATTGGCGAATTCGCTCCAAAACCTTTTAATTGTGCTATTAGCGGTTTCGTAGTTTTCTAGGAAATTAGCCATTGTTTGACTTCCTAGCCTTTAAAGAAGGGTGGCGGCCTATATTACGGCCTATCTCGTAACCCTTGGATCTACCGTCTCTATACCCTTGAGAGTAGCCCCATACGCCCGTTAAAAAGGCGATTATTATCATATAGATAGCTATCTGTATTTGTAGCGTCATGCTCATTTTTTTGCTCCCGTCGGGAGTCGGTATTTCCGCTCCCTGCCTATATGGTGAGCGTTAAAAGCTACTTAGTCAATTATCCCGCGTAGTTTTCGGCGTGTCGATTAGGATTAAATAGATTTGATCTACGCGACTAGACAGGGTTTGAAGCTCATCTCTCATAGAGCTACCGCCATTCGGTAAAAGCTCTCTCATTATGGATTTAACTAGAAAACGGATAGCCGAATAAATCGCGCCGGTTACTGTAATTAGGCATAGAACTAGCGCGATCCATTCGGTCGAGTTCATTTACTTATTTAGCCCAAAAGTAGAATCTTTAGGGTTTAGCCAACGCAAGATAACCGGTAGTAGCGCGGCTAGTCCAGCATTTAGTAATTGTTTTGGATCTGTAACCCCGGCCAAGTAACACGCAACCGAAGCGGCTAAGAATGAGCGAGCCCATGAAGCGGCCATAGCTTTAGCGTTTTTCATTTTATTACCTTCTCTCCTTGAGTTGCCCCGGGAGTTTCATAAAGCGGCCGAATTACCGCCTTTATGAAATCTTTAGATCTAGTTTTTAGATAAACGCCTTCTCCGTTAGCTTGAGACTTTTCTCCGGTATTGCCTTCGATAGTGTGGATTGTTTTCTTTTCGACGTTAAAGTCTTCAATAGCTAGGCCAACGTGTTGAGCCTGACCTGATTTAGTAAAATCAAAAATAAGAAGATCCCCGCGCTTGGTCTTTTCGACGTGAATTATCCGCTTATTTTTTATGCCCCAAGCGAGCATGGCGGCGCATGAAGCGGTTATAGGAATGGCGTTACGGATTCCGGCTTGAATGAAAATCGCGCTAATAAAAGTAGCGCACCAAGGCGCGTAATTAGCATGACCGGCTACCGGAGCGAATTTGTTTAGGTTATTTGAACCTTCTACGTAACCCGCTTCGGCGATAGCCAATTCGATTACTTTATCCTTCGACATTTATTAAACTTTGGTGATCCGGATTTAAACAATTCCATTTAGCTAAATCGCTATTTAAAGTAGCTTCTGCGTGGCATTTAGGCGGCATAAAAATATCGAATTCTTCTAAATAAGAATATCCAACCCCTGCGTAATTGCCGCGATAGTTTCCGTTATAGCTTGTTCTTTTACATATTTGACCGCGAAAATTGCCATACCAAGATTCGGGATCTAATCCTTCAATAAGTTCGGTTTCATCGATTCCGGTAATTACTTCGGTTACGATATTGTTATTTAGAAAAGCATAGTGAGCCATTAGAAATTCACTACTCCCGTTCCTGCGGTAAATTTTGTGTATTTATAAGCTCCGCTAGTTATTGTTGTAGCCGTAAGCCCTGCTCCGACGGTTAAAGTTTTAGAATTTGAATAACGCAAAATTACAACACCTGAGCCGCCTTGTTGCCCGGTTCCGGGTTGTCCTGAACCACCCGCGCCGCCGCCTGTGTTAATTGTTCCCGGAACGCCGTTATATGGAGAGGTTCCATTACTACCGGATCCGCCGCCGCCAAGTCCACCCGCACCGGAGCTTCCTGCTCCTGCCGGGCCATAAATAGAGCCGCCGCCGCCACCGGCAACGTAATAAAAACCACCTGATAATTGTCCTACTTGAGCAGTTGTTGTTAAATCGTTTTGAGTTCCGTCTCCACCTTTTCCGGGTTGTGAATTGCTTGAGTTAGTTGTTCCGGATTGAGTAGCGCCGCCACCGCCGCCACCTGCGTATGGTGAACCGACGTATGAAGGATTATTTCCTGCACCGTCATAACCTTGGGGTGAGGTTCCGGCTCCATAAGCTCCGGTTCCCGATGAGTAGGTTCCACCGCCGCCGGAGCCGCCTGTAAGAGCCGCAACCGGAGAAGATACGTTTTCCTCCGAACCACCCGCGCCGCCGCCACCGCCGCCAAGTGCCGTAACGCTAGCAAAAACCGAATTTACGCCTTTAGTTCTTCCTGCATTTGTTCCATAAGGATTAGTCGCACCTGTGCCACCTGCTCCGATAGTTATCGTGTAAGTAGTGGACGGCGTAAGTTGTAACGGAGTTCCACCGATACTCGTTAAGAATCCACCCGCTCCGGATCCACCGGCCGCGCCGCCGCCACCGCCGCCAACCACTACATAATCTACCGAAATAGATCGCGTGTAATTTTGGCTAGCCATAATCCCTAGATTTATAGACATTACGCAAGATCTCCCAAAATTGTAAATACGTTTGTATTTGTGCAGATAATTGAACAAGCGGAATAACGAGCTCGAAGAACCGGAGCCGAAGAACTAGCACCGGTAGAGGTAATAGTTACGCCACCGCCGGAAATAGTAGTTAAACCCACTCCGATAGATTGGACGTTAATTATATTTCCAACCGAAAAAACTCCCGCCGGAATTGTAACCGTTACGGCTGAAGCGTTGGAAGTAGTTACTAATTTTGATACGTCGGAAGCTTGTAAAGTGTAAGTAGTTCCGGTTTGAGCATTAAACGAGATAGTTGTATCGTCCTGCTCTACCCAAGTAAAATCTAAATCCGTGTTAGAAGCTTTGCTTAAAACTTGTCCGGTAGTTCCACCTTTTAAATCGGCGAATGACGTATCAACGCCCTGACCGAATACCGCGAAATCCGCCGGTAGATCTGTAACTAGATCGGTGGACGTCGGCATGACCCACCCGAAGTTAGTAGTTGGATTAGCCATTTTTTCCCCTTACGCGACTATTGTCGCATTTTCCCAAGTTAGAGTCGGATTTACCGTGTTCCAACGCTCCGTTACCGGAACGCTATTCCACCGCATAGCTTGAAGGCTAAAGGATATAGGAGACACGAATAACTGTATTGATAGTTCGTTATAGGCGGCTTGGAGTGTCCAACCCTCGACGAATCCTAGAAATTCTCCCGAATTCATATTTAACGGAAGATCTGTAATCTGAACGGGCATACCCATAAAAACATTAATTAGCGAATCTCTATCGGAATCGTCTATTTGTGCGTTAGTTAGATCGTAAGTAATCGAATCGAAAACGGGTCTCGGATAAGCTCGAAGTTCTAAATAAAAATCGGCTTGGAAATTGGCGTCGGCCGTATTTTTTAAATAAGTGTTAAAAACTTGCGCTAACGATCCATAAAGTCCGACCGATTGTTCGTCTCTTGCGTTGACATGACTAGCCGCACTTGCCCCGTATTGGATAGTTACATCGTTTCGCACGTCTCCGGATCGAGTTCTAATTTTTAACCCGGCGGCTCTAGCTTGTGCCGCGCTAATTTCTACGTAGCCGTTAACCGATAGATACTCGGTTCGGTGGGTTGAATCTGCGTAACCGATTTGGCCGGTGGCCGATTCATATAAATAGCCAAGGCCGGATAAAGCTATTTGAGAAGCTAGCGAATAAGAGTCCACGGGATCGGCCGCTCGGTTTATCATTAGATAATCTCCGGGACGATCTACTTCACCTAAACCGTTATTTTCGGCATTAGCCCAAGTTACGGTCGGATTGTAAGTTCCCCAAGTTAAGGCCGCCGGGACGTTTTGCCATTGATTAAATAGTGTCTCTTTTAAGATTTGATAAATTTGATTGCCGTCGTAACCTTGATTTAAAGCCTGATTAAATAAAGTTTTGGGTAATTTTGAAAGAGCTCCTAAAGCGGTAATCCTGTAACTTTGTGAATAACCAACATTTCCAATTTGGGTAATACTTAATTCTAGATCCGAAATTATGCCGCCAAAAATAGGGACGAAAGTATCGGTGGAATCTTGTAATTCGATAGATACTGTTTGGCTAACGTTAAATAATAAATCCGATTGATCTAAATTTATTACGGTTAAATTAACGTAACCGGCTACCGGTTGTTGGTATATATCGGTTCGGCCGGAAGTAATAGTTAAATCCGAAAGAATTAAATTCGTGTATTCAACCGAATCAATTTTTAGTCGCCATACCGGAAAAAATTGGGACATTAGAAACTAACCGCTCCAATAAGGCCGCCGGCTCCTAGAGTTCCTCTAGCTTGTGATCGGTTGAGAATATCTACAATTTGGCGAGCGGTGGATTCTGAATCTACGGCTCCATTTACGGTTAAATTAATAGTGTTCATTGGGCTATTTCGGAAACTATCTTGATAATTTAAATCTGCGGCTGAATATGGAATAAGCGCGTCGGCTCTTGCGCTAGCGGCATTTGCCGCCTCTAGTGCCTTATTTGCGGCTACTAGATTATTATCAAAATCTTTTTGAAGCTTGGCGATATTGCTTAATTCTGCGGTGTTAGTAGTCCCGCCGGAAGTTGTGCTACCGGTTGAAGTTGGAAGGGTAGTTCCGTTTGTGCCTATGCTACTTATAGCCGCCGGAGCTCCGGCTCCTAGAATGGCCTTAGTGTCAATTTTTGGAGCCGTCATAGATAGGCCGTTAATTTCCTGAACATTCGGCAAGAATGGGATAGCGTTATAAGCTTTAATCAGTAAATTAATTCCGCTAATAGCTCCGTTAATTAAAATTGTAAATCCGTCGATTACCTTAGCTATTATCGTGATTACTCCACCGGCAATTTTTCCTACAACCTCTAAAGCTCCACCTAAAACCTTACCTATCACCGGAGCGACATAATCCGAAATAAATTGGCCGAACTTTAGGAATGAATCTTTATTATCTGAAATTGCGTCTCCGATAGATCCAAAAGCTTTTTTTAATCCTTCAAAAATTGGGATAAATAAACTTTTGATAGTGTTATAAACGGCGAGGAAATAATCGTTTAAACCATTTTTCCCATTGAGAGCGTCGGAAACTTTAGTGAAAATTGGAAGGATATTATCGGAAAGAAACTTTAATAAGGTTTCAAGAATTGGAAGTAAAGCCGTTCCGATTGATTCTTTAGTTTCATCGAAAGCCACTTTTAATCTTGCTATTCGTCCCTCATAAGTATTGGCGTTCGTGGTTGCTTGGCCGCCAAAAGTATTAGATAAAGTTTTAGTTATATCGTTAAAATCCATGCTCTTTAATTCTGCTGATCCTAAACCAACGCCCAATTTACCCAACGCTCCGGTATTGCCTTCGTAGGCTTTACCTAACGCGTTAGATACGGCTTCGAGAGATTTACCGGATCCGGCGGCTACATCTATAGCCAAGCTTTGTAATCTTTGAGCTTCCGAAACGTCTTTAGTGGCTCTAACTAATCTTTCTAAACTTGGCCGTAATTGTTCGTCGGTAATTCCAAAAGCTAAAGAAGTTTTGGAAATATAATCTTCCGTTGCCTTAATTGTTGAATCTGTCGCTCCGGTTACATTCTCCAAGGTCTTAGCTAATTTAGCTTGTGCGGCTTCATCTTCTATTGCGGCTTTTACTCCTTCAATACCGATTTTAATCGCATAAGCTCCGGCCGCCGCCGTAGCCGCCGCTAAAGCTACTCCGGCTTTTTTACCAAAATCGCTAACTTTACTTCCGAAAGATTCGACGTCATTATTAGCGGCTTTAAGTGATTTATTTAAATCCGATACATCTCCGAGAATGGAGAGTTTTAAGGTTCTAGATCCGGTGGCCATTATGTCCACTCCTTAATTATTTCACTAAAGCCGTTTTCCCATTGGTCTAAAATATAAGGTTGCTCTTCTCTTAAAGTTGGATAAATAAACCAACCTTTAGAGCCACGACCGAAAGAGCCTGACCAGACCGGGAACTGCTTAAATTTATTGGATCCGAATTCCGATCCACCCCATAACATTTGAGTAGTAGCCCCACCGCTAAATTTCTGCGACGCAAAACCAAAAGATAGCTCTCCGATTTTGGAAGATTTAACTACTTTAGAACCTTGAGTAATTTTTCCGGCTACTTTGCGAGATCTTAAAGATTCGGATTTAGTTTGGATTTTCTTTTGAACGTATTCGGCTAAATCTCCGGATTGTTTTTTAGCTTGAGCGGTAGCTTCTTCGTCCATGGCTTTAAAAGCGCGAGTAATAGCCCGAAGATCGCTTTTATCGTAAGCGATAGCTTCACTTGCCAT